AAGCTTAATCTGAGTAGACGAGCCAATTGCGAACTGTTGTTCGAACTGCCGCGTCCACTTGGTGTCGAAATGGTAAGCTACTTCTAAAGCATTCTCCAAGATGCGGAGAGCTTCCATTGCGACCCAATTTGAAAATACAAATTGGTTAGGCAACTTTTAACCTTTCTAGCGACGAGAGTCGCCGAATTTCTCACGAATGTCGCGCCTATTCTGTTCTTCGATATAAGCGCCTACATCGTCGTTTGCCACCGCCGCTCTAGCGCGATCTATTGGCGCAGCTCCACGCCCGCCTATCTCGCGAACCGGAGGTGGCGTTCTTGTAATTCGCGGTTCAGTCTTAGTAGCAACCGTTCTCGGCGCTCGTTCGACTTCTTCCGCGTTCTCAGGTTGTTCGGTAGAAAGCTTGGATTCGATCTCGACTAACATGCGGCGTACTTTCGCCCGCCGTGCTCCTGGTGTCGGACCTTTTACGTCCTTAAACTTATCCAATTCCGCAGGATTCTCGTAGAAATAGTAAAGTATCTCGGCTCCGAGTTCGGAATCGAGTACCCACTCGTCTAAGAGCGATCCGGATTGAATTTGCTTAATTACGTCACTACGTAGCGCGTCGTCAAAGTCTTCATGAGCTCTCCGCGCTTTATCGGCTCGCTCTTTCCAACTCTGTTCGATTAACTTATTCGTATCGGCGATCTGAGCTTCGGCGGTTCGTTTCGAGCTACGCTCTTCGTATTCGATAAGCGTCTTCTCGCGATTCCACGCCAGCAGATCGTCTTCGTATTCTTCCCAAGATTTATATTTCGGACTTCCGTCTTTCGCTTTATCCTCGGCACGAGGACGAGCGCGAAGCTCTTCCGCCTTAGCCGGTTCCGGATCTTCTACCGGTTCCGGCTCGCTTACTTCCCCTGCTTCTCGACGACCACGAAGCTCGGCTTCTAACTCTCGGACGCGAGCGCGTAACTGCCCGTGCGAAAGCTTATGAATCGAACCTTGAGGCTTTTTTACAGCTTCTTTCGGAGCCGTCTCGACTTCCGGCTCTTCTACTTCAGACTTATTCTCGACCGGTTTAACTGCTTCCTTCTTAGGAGACGCTCCTAACTTCTCGGCGATCTCACGCCGGTTCGCGTCATTCGAAAATTTCTCGAAATCCGCGTCTACCGGCGGTTGCTCGATTACCGTCTCGTTCGTTTCTACTACCGTTTCGTTCGTCTCCAAGTTAGGCATTTCGTCTTTTCCTCTCGCTACCGTTATTTCTCGGCGGCGGAACTTTGTATAGCTTCTTGCGAACTAAGCGCGGAAGCGTTAGCGGCTTGATTAGCCGCCATTTCCTTTTGATGCTGTTGATCGAGAGCAGCCATCGTTATTTCGTGTATCTGATCGCGCATCTGAATATTCAGCTTACCCATGATATCGGCTACGATAGAATCTCGTTCGTGATCAATCTGAGCCTTCGTCTGAATCTCGGCTATAGCGAGTTTTGTCTCGTTATCCATCTGCTTCATTTTTACTTCGTATTCTTTCTGTACTATCTGTCCCTTCTTCTCGGCATAAAGCGTATCGTTTTCCGTCTTAAGCCCTATAGCCATTTGATTCGCCGTAGCTAGCTGCGATTGAAGATTTTGGATAGTCGCCTGCGTATTATCTTCCGGATTTAATAGCTTAACGATCTCGTCTCCAATCGGACCAATATTCTGAGTCTGAACGAGCAGCGCCAGGAGCTTCGCCCGTGTCGGCTGATCGGCGATAATATTTTCCATCTCCGGGATAATCGTCTTAACGAATTCGTTCGCCTGTTCTCGCTCGCTTTGAAAGCTCGGTCCAGTCGATATCGTTACCTCGTGCTCGCCTACGACAAGCGAAGTATTAGGATCGTCGTTCGTATTAACTTCCTGCGTACGATGATCGTCCTTCCCGTTACGTAGTCCGATAGTTCTCTGGCCGTCGTAAACGTACGGAATCTTATCGTTAATTACTCGCCCGGAATGCTCTAACATCATTTCGAAGTTATCTACGAAGTGAAACGTTCCGCGATCCTCTTCGTCGTCGATCTGCTTTAGAGCTACGCCGCTCTTATCGTTAATCTTTTGAGCGTTCGTCGGCAAAGGATTCATACCCAGAGCCGCTTGTATCGACCGTCGGCAGGACTCTTTTCCTATTTCCATCTTTTCGATAGGTAGCGCGTCGAGCGGTACGCGCTGAGGCGGAGGTAGAATTTCGTCGATACCATCTACTTTAGGCTTATATTCAAGTACGGTTACAGGCGAAACGTTCGATAGCTGCCAATTTTCCGGATTAACTAATTGACCGTGAGCCGCAATCCAGGGGACTTTAGGCATCATACCGGTCATCTCGGCCGCAGCCGTCGCGTAATAATTTAACATACGCTGAGGATCGCGAGCTCCGCGTACCATCGACATAAGCTTGCGCTTCGTCCCGGCTTGCGTTTCAACGTAAAGCTCTTTTCCGGTTCCCCAAATAATCGGAATAAACTTACCCGGCTCGTCGTTCGTTTCTAGGATCTCGACGCCGTTCGTAATATGCTGCTTTACTACGGTTTTCTGCGAAGTACGCTGAGCTCTAATAGATTCTTTATCTTTTCCGTTCGGATCGAAGCCTTCCGGGAGCTCGTCTTCGAACATCGGCATTACACCGCCGCCTTTACCGTCATGAGTCTGCGGTAGCGTAACTAAATAGAGCTCGCGATCTTCTTCCGTTACTTCCCAATACTCGGCGACTTGTATCGTTTGCTCCGTAATCCACGAAGAATAGACTTTATACTGCTCGGCGTCGAAATCGACGATAGTCGCTTTAGGAAAGCGCTCTTTATATTCGCTACGCGGAATCAAATCGAGCAGAAACCACCACTTCGCGTCGCTAAAGTCGGACTTCTTCGAGTCCGGATCGGGATAACTAGACTCCGCGTTCTGAATTCTCTCGATTACGATCTCTTGATCGAATCCCTTCTCGCTTACGTAACGACGGCGAATAACCCAACCGCCGTAACCGGCGATACAAATACTTTGAAATCCGGTAATATACGCGCTCTGAGCATGCGATTTATATTCGATCTCGCGAATTAGATCACCGCGAAGCTCCGCCGTCTTATCGTTCGCCCCGAAACCTCGGGGAACGACCTTTATCGCCCGTTTATTCTGGCGAATCGAGTTAATAACCTGATTTAAGTTCTGATTAATCTCGTCCATTACTAGACAGGGACGAACGGCTTCTTTTCTAGCGTCGCGCTCTCGCGTATCCCACTGTTCTAAAGCTACGAATTTAGTATCGTCCTTACCATCTTCATAAATATCTTTCCAATATTCTTTCGCGTACTCGAAACGCGAACGAATACGAGAAAGCAGCTTATCTTCCTTACTTAGATACTCGTAGCCAGCTTCTTCAATCAAGAGAGATCCTCGGTTTACTTCCTAGAGCCGCTTCTACGCCTTGCGCAAAACCCTTTTCGAATCCTTTAGCCCAACCAAAACGGAAAGCTTCTTCTCGCATAGCGGCGATTAGCGCGTTACAGCGCTCTACGGCTTTCTTCTCATCAGGATCTTTCGCCGCTTCGTTAAATTGTTTAAAAAGATCGCTCATCTCTACTTCCTAGAGCCGCTAAGTACGTCTCGTATTCCACGATGCACTTTCTTTAAAGCCGCTGAGCCTTTTTTCTTATGTCCCATGCTCGGATTAGCATGCAATTCATCTTTCATCTTTATTTTCTGTCCGCCGGTTAGCGGCGAACCGCTCGAAAGCAAATATTTAACTTGTCGCCGCGTCCAAGGCATCGCTAGTACTCTTCTTCTTCGCCTACCGGAGAAATTCCGTCCGGCTCTTCCGACGGCGAGCCTTTATCCAAACCAAAATGTTCCGCTACGTGAGCTCCTAGCTCGTCGTGCCCCATATGATGCGTAGCATGAGCCGCCGCGCTAGGATGAGCATGATGCGTAACCTTAACTCCGTCTTCGTGCTTCGAAACGCGCATGTGCTGAACTTCCGGACCGGCGCCAGATTTCGAGTGAGCGGGATTCGCCTTTAGAAACTCGGCGCTTCGAACCATTCCATGTTTATTTTTCATTCTTCTTCTCCAGATTCCTTCTTTATAGGGGAATATCTGACGCACCAATCCTCGCGTTTCACCGGTGTCGCCACAGTGCGGCAGAATTTCGAAGGTATAAAGTTACGGCAATTTCCACAATTATATTCTTTACGCCTTGCAGGATGCTCGTAGCTAACCGCGTAGTGCGGAGTTTTAAGTCCTTCCGGTAGCTCATTCTTTTCCGCCCAAGTTTTCACCGTAACTGCACCAAATGTTCCGGAACGTAATTATCTTTATTCGCCCCGAGGATCGTCTGCTCGCCGTTAATAATCTGAATCGTCGTCTTACCAGTTAGATTCCAGCGCGTCTCTTCTTCGAGCCGCTTAAAGTGCTCGGCATGCTCGATAGCTAGCGCGTTCGTCGCGAACGTCTTACCGCAACTTAAGCAAATGATTAGCGGACCTACTTGATTATTCCATGCTTGGTTATTCATCGAGATAAGATCCTATTCGCTTTCGCGTCGATACGCGCTTTTTGAGAGCTCGACAATTTACCTCGCTTTACCATCTGAGTAGCACGCGCTTTCGCGTTAGCTGCGTGAGAACGATCCGGCATCGGATATTTACGCTCTTTCGGTAGTCCGAACTTCGAAGCCGCGAGTACGTCACGAACACCAGCATGAAGTTTACTCATCTTTATACCACTCCCGCTTTACTCCACGAGAAACGCGAATTACTTTACCTTCTTTATCGAAGTGATAGACCGTAGCTTGAGTACCGCGATTCTTCTCGGTATCGATAGCAGCCGGCACGATTTTATTTATCGTTTGCTTTTCCACTTTGTACCATCCCGAAAGCCCAACCAGCGAAAAGTCCTCCGAGCGGACCTAGCGCTTGAAGCACTAGATCCAACCCGAAGCTCGACTCTTTATCTACCTTGCCTAAGCCTATCGACATAGCTAAAGTAAAATAAACTCCGAGAACTGCGAAACCAAACGAGAAACCTAAGATAATCCTGAGTCTCGTTTCGTCTTCCGGTAGCCAACTCATGTTCCGCCTAACTCATGTGCCGGAAGGCGTAGAACCGTCGCTCGGCGGAGCCGGAGCCGGAGCCGTAGTATCGGTCGTCGCCGGAGCCGTAGTATCGGTCGTCGCCGGAGCCGGTTCGGTTACAGGAGCAGGAGCTGGAGCGGGAGCAGGAGCGGGAGCGGGAGGATTAAGTACCGCGTTCGCCGCCGTAGCCGCGTCGTTTAGATTCTTAACGCTCGCTTCGATCCCATCCGCTAGCTTTTGAACGTCCGCCGGATTAACCTGCGTCTTACTAGCTAGCGCCTGAAGCGCTGCGAGTACGTTAGAAAGTACCGTAGTCTCGGCGCTAACCGCAGCGACGAGATCCGTTACCGCATCTGTTACTGGTTTGAGTACGTCGTCGGCCATTTTTCTAATTCTCCATATCGTAAAGATTTGAACTACTAAAATCGCGACTAAAAGCCCAACCACCATCTATTAACTCCACGCGCTTACCGGCTTTACTACTTTTAAAGAGCTGGAAATCGGAGTATCGAGAGCTACTTTTTGAGCGAACGTTAGCGCGAGCGCGTCAGCGTCGTCCGGCGAATCGAGTCCGCGCTTCTTCATTAAATCTTTATCTTCGAGCTTCACGCGCTGTTGTTTATCGCTTACGAGACAAGGACCGCCGAGATCTTCGGCTAATCCGCTATCTCGATCTATAGCTCCACGCAAGAGCCAGAGCTTCATCTCTTGCCACATATAGTCGCGCATATACGCGCAACGCGGATCGGGCGAATGCCCGCCAAAGTTAACCGCTATTACGTTCGAATATCCAAGTTGACGTAAACGAGCTTCTACCGGAGCCGCGATACCGGCGGAATCAAGAAACATCATCTTTACTTTCTTCGCTCGCCCGCCGACGACGTACGTCGCGCTTAGAATATCAGCGAGCTTCCCTACCATTACCGCCGGATCTCGCGTAAACTCACCTTTTATTCGAAGAGACTTAATACTACGTGCATCATGACCACAACGAAAGCGAGCAACGTTATCGTCACTACCACCCCAAGCGAAATCGACGCCAACAAGTAAAGGCTCGTCTTCAAGAACCACCACAGTTCGCTTTTGTGCAGCATCAATTGTATCCTGATCGATAAATTGAGCGGATTCTGCTCTGGGTGGCAAGCCGCGAGCACGAACCCGAAAAAAGTCGCTATCCTCACCGTAATCTTCTGCCCACTGGTTCAGCTTTTCCTTATTTGTGCCCTCCACCTCCCTAGAATCGATTACCCAAACCTTCCAGCGATGGCGTTTCTTACCGAAAGCTACATCGTAAAACGGACCTTTATTCCGCGTAGGATTTCCGCAGACAAGCCAAACAATCTCCGTATTCTCATCAAGCATTACGCCCTCCGCTACGTCAAAGACGATCTGCGGAATTTCGCTCGCTTCGTCTACGATAAAGACTAGCCGCTTACCTTTATTGTGTAGACCTGCGGCTGCGGCAGGATTATTCTCGCTCCACGGAACTAAGTCCGCGCGCCACGTCTCTTCGTGCTTCGGCTCGCGACTCTTAATCGACGTAACGCTCTTGTCGAACCATTCGCCGTTAATAGCGCGGCGAAACCAGAGGGCTAGCTCTGGTGAAGTCTTAGTCTTTAGCTGATTATCCGTATTCGCCGTAATATTAATCCGGCAATCTTCGAACGTCGATAGTGCCCAGTGAGTTACCATCGAGATAAGAGCAGATTTCCCTACGTCGTGTCCTGAACTTATCGCGATTTGGCACGGCTGATAACGAGTAATAGGATTCTGAAAGTGTTCGCCGATATAATCTAGGACTTCGCGTTGCCACTTACGCGGACCTAAAGAACTTTCTAGTTCGCCGGAGCCCCAAGGAAAAGAATAGATTACCGCTTTATACGGATCGTGCGTTAGAGCGCCGAGATCTCGCGCTATTAAGCCGTCTTCTTGGGTTGACACTCGATCACCTGAAGGCGCTTTCGCGCTTCGCTAAGTTCGTTCGCTACGCTTACGCTTACGTTAACGTTAACCTTCTCCGCCGCGTACGCTCCTAGATGACGCATTAACATATCGAGCGCCTTAAGCTTATCAGCTAGATGAACATTACGACGTAGAACTAAGCGACGCTCGCCGTCGTTCGCTCCTCCGGTCGTATCTTCCGTAAGCCGAGAGATCGCAGCCGCGTTATCGCGAGTAAGCTTCGACGGATCGAAATTACCTTCTTCGTCGAGATAGTCGATGATATTCGAGAAGGCGATTCTCGCGAGCTCTTCTAGAACGCGATCTGACTTTAAGCCGAGACGAGTCGAGCGCTCGGCCATTAAATATTTAACTATAGGAGCGATACGCGGACGCTTAAGAAGATCGTCAGGATGGTCTAGATCGCCTAGACCAGAGACTTGAGCCGCCCGCTCCGCGTTTAAATCTACGACGTATTCCTGAGCAAAGATTAAGTATTGCCGCGAAAGTCGCTCTTCACGTGGAGTCTTACGAATCTTAAACATCGATACGGCTCCGCTCGGTTCGAAAACTTACGAGCCGCGAAGTCTCGTTACCTTTACGAAGCGGGAACTCTCGTCCGGTAAGCAAGGTCGCACAATTAGGACCGACGCAACGGCCTTGCTTCTCGATAGTAGCTAGTTCATGGCCACAGCTACAGGGTAGAGCGCCGGTAACTCGTTCGAAGCTAATCGCGTCACTAAAATAAGTAATAGCTCTACTCTTCATCTTCCGCTCATTTCGCTAGCGATCACTCCGCGAATCTTTCCTTCGATATGAATAGCTAGACGCCCGCCGGCAACGCTTGTCGAGTCACAAATCTCGGCGATCCGTAAACGCCACAATCGGCGAACTACGTCGATAGATTGAATCGCTCCGTTACGAAGTAAGAGCCGCGCTTCTGGTTTCGTTATTCGCTGATAATGCGGAAGTATCGGCGCTCCGAAGCGCCAGCCTTGAGGAACGATGATTTCTTTTGAGAGCATTTCGAGTACGCAATAGTAATAACGCAAGTCGCGTATCTCGTGTAAAGCGAAATTTTCGAGCAAGTACTAGAGTTCTGAGCTTCGAGCGATTTTCGACGAAGTGTAGCAACTCGCCCCTATTACTGAGAGCGCTCTATCTAGAAATCGTAGTACTAGTATCGGCTACACTTGCGTTACACTTGCTACAGTTAGAGAGCTAAGTTATTGCTTTCATTACTGACATCTCTCTCTCTCTCTGTAATAAGGAAAGCTTGCTACACTTGTTTAAACGACTAATTTTCGAGTAAATTTTACTCTCTTTTCGATGCTCTCGACGCTCAACTGTAGCAAGTGTGACAGACTTGTATTGCTACACTTGTCTATCAGTTTTCGCCTTACTTTCGCTAACTTTTTCAACAATCGTAGTACTAAAATAGTACTCGACTTTACTAGATTTAGCGTATATAAACTTCGACGATTTACTCGTTTCTACAACAACTTTCGAAGGATTTCACATGAGCGCTTTTTCTCGTGGAGAGATTACTGTTCGTCAAGCTATTCGCTTGACAGGTTACCACGCAATTCATATTTATAGTCTAATCCGCAACGCGAAGATTAAGGCTCGAAAGGCGAAGTTCGGAGAGATCGTCGTTCACATGATCGACCGCGATTCGTTGCTTAATTACTGCCAGCAACAGGAGCGTCCGGTCAATGACTCCGAGTAATCAAGCTTCGCTACAAGCTATTTGGTC